AGAACAAATTTAATTCTTAACCATTTGATTGTTATCTATAATGTATTTGAAAACGAGGCTGCAACTCGTATGTTGTTTTTCAGAGTAGAAAAAAAGTTTTATTCTATTCTTAAACCTTTTCTTATATTTTTAAACCGTCTTCCAGAAAAAGTAAAAGGAATAGACGGAGAAGAAATTCAGACAAATCATATTCCATTGAATGAAACTACCATCAAAGAATTAAGGAAAATAGAATAGAATGGGAATTCTTGCAGGAATCGGGAACATATATTTTGTCTATCAGTTTTTAAAAAAACTGGTTACTCCTTTCAATAAGACAAAAGCATTTGATCTTGGTATAGTAGATGAAAAAGGAAAAATTCTAAAAAGACGAAGAGATTTAGAAGGTGATGAAGAAAAATCAGCTTATACTCTTTCTGATACTTTGATTTGGAATATTAAAAAGTTAATGGGAAAGATTCCTGGCGGAAAATCACGCCTTGCATCTTATGCGGCCGCACTTTGGTTAATTAAAGAACAACAAGATGGATATAAGATTACAGAAGAGGAATTGGAGTTACAATTTTTTGATATGTTTGAACGAATGTATAATAATGATTTGGAATTTGATTCTGCAACATTGAAAAAATTTGAAGATGTATTATATGAGGATTCTCCTACTACAGCGATGGGTGGTGGAAATATAGCAACAAGAGGAATTCCTTTGTTGAAAAAACCACCAAAAGGATTAGTTATGAAAAAATTTGGAGGGATAGATGTATTTGCTTTTGATCCCACATATTTTCAAAAATCACGTTTGGGTAAAAAGAAATATACTCGTTATAGTGGTTATGTTGGTGAAGATGAGGCTGGAGAATATATTCGTGCATTTGCAAGAAAGTATCCCAAGAAATCTATCATAGTGATGGATTCTAGTACTGGTTGTATGCAATATCTTAGACATGGTAGTGAAAAATGATGAAATTTAAAGAATATCTGCAATTAAACGCAGATGATTCAATTGAACAGGTTATGGATGGTGAGTGGATACTTAAATCAAGAACTCTATGGAAAGTCACAGATGATGAAGATAATAAATTAGAGATACATAATGATGGGCACGATCCAGAACTAAATGGAGAATCGTGGTCGGTGCATACGAACACTTTTGCACCAAAAGCCTTTGCCTTTTTTTGTAAACAGTTCATAAAAGAAGCAAAACCATCAGAGGTAACTCATGCCAGAACAAGAATCTATCAATCATCTTCAAACTGAAGTCCAAACTTTAAAAATCAAAGATGAGTTTCGTACTAAGGAACTTGATGCTTTGATGAATAAGTTAAGTGATACTTCTACTAAACTTAATGCCCTTTCAGAAAATATTGGTCGTTTACTTGCGGGCCAAGATCTTCATAAAACAAGCGACAATGAAGTTCGTGATGAATTGAAACTCCTTCATTCACGAATTGGTGATCTTCATGACAAGTGTACAGAAATGATTGATAAAACAGAAACCAGAGTATCATCTGATATATCATTGTTGTATAAAAAAGTCGAATCTCTTGAAAAATGGAGATGGATTACTATCGGTGTTGCAACAGCATTGACATTTTTTATAGGACATATCCTTCCAAAATTCTTAAACAATTAAACTTGACATTTTGACATAATGTGATATAATGATACTATCACATTAAAATTTTATTTAAATTTGTTATGCCTTCTTATATTGACACAAAATACGTAAATTTAGTTTCATCTAGGCTTCCCTTGTTCAAACATAAACAACAGGGGTTGTATAATTTTCGATGTCCATTTTGTGGTGATTCTCAAAAAAGTAAAACTAAAGCAAGAGGTTATCTATATCAAAAAAAAGACAGACCTGTTTTATCGTTGTCATAATTGTGGACAAAGTAATACTTTTTCTAATTTTCTCAAACAACTTGATGGTGAATTACACAAACAATATGTTTTAGAGAGATATAAAGAAGGTGCTACAGGAAAAGGCCAAAACACAGAAGATCCAGTATTTAAACATGAGAAACCAATATTTCATACTAAGATAGATCTTCCACGAATTAGTGATCTTGATGACCAGCATTTTGCAAAGAAGTATCTGGTCAATCGTGCAATCCCACCTCAATTTTTAAGTTACCTATATTATACAGAGGACTTTAAAGGTTTTGTTAGAAAGACAACAAAACGTGAGTATGATTTAAATGAAAAAGAACAGCGAATAATAATTCCCTTCTTTGATAAAAATAAACGACTCGTTACGTTTCAAGGACGAGCGTTTACAAACACTCTGCTTCGTTACATCACGATTAAGATAGACGAAGATTCTCCTAAAATATTTGGATTGGATCGTCTAGATTTAGGACAACAATTTTATGTTGTTGAAGGCCCGTTTGATTCAATGTTTCTGCCGAATTGTATCGCAATGGCAGGGTCGGATGTAAATTTGAAATCACAAATTGAGATTTCGAGTGCATTAGATAATCATACAGGAACGATAGTTTTCGACAATGAACCTAGAAATAAAGAAATCATTTCTAGAATGGAAAAAGTGATTGATAATGGTTGGAATATTTGCATCTGGCCGGAATCTGTTGCTTGCAAAGATTTGAATGATATGGTTCTTGCGAGCATTCAAGAATCGAGATTAATCAAAATAATAAATACGAACACGTACAATGGTCTACTTGCAAAAACACACCTCGCTACTTGGAGAAAAAAATGAACCCCACCAATCCCGCCGTCTTGCCTACTCAATACCAACAATTTATTCATCTTTCACGATATGCACGATGGGATTACGATAAGAAACGAAGAGAAACATGGGGAGAAACAGTAGACCGATATTTTACTTTCTTTCAAGAACATCTTAAAGAAACATGTGATTATGATCTCGGAAATGGAGTAGTCGAAGAATTGAGAGAAGATGTGTTAGCATTAAATGTTATGCCTTCTATGCGATGTTTGATGACTGCTGGAGAAGCGCTCAGAAAAGAGAATGTTGCTGGTTATAATTGTTCTTATGTAAAAGTTGATACTCCACGTTCTTTTGATGAAATACTTTATGTTCTTATGAATGGAACTGGTGTCGGATTTAGTGTAGAAGCAGAACACGTAAATCATTTACCATTAGTTGCAGAAGAATTCCATCCAACCGATACGACAATAGTTGTTGCAGATTCTAAACTTGGATGGGCAAAAGCATTTAAGGAACTTTTGAGTTTGTTGTGGACAGGTCAGATTCCAAAATGGGATCTTTCAAAGGTTCGTGCTGCTGGGGAACCTTTAAAAACATTTGGAGGAAGAGCTTCTGGCCCACAACCATTGGATGATTTGTTTCATTTTGCATCAAGAATATTTCAAGATTCGGCAGGGAGAAAACTTAGACCCATCGAATGTCATGATATTGTTTGTAAAATTGCAGAAATAGTTGTAGTGGGAGGTGTTCGTAGAAGTGCTCTTATTAGTCTTTCAGATCTCAACGATAGAGAAATGAGATTTGCGAAACATGGAGAATGGTACAAACTTAATGTGCAACGAGCACTAGCAAACAATTCAGTTAATTATAAGGAACGGCCCGATGTTGGAACTTACATGCGAGAATGGTTATCTCTCTATGATTCAAAGTCAGGAGAGCGTGGTGTATACAATGGTGTATCAGCAAAAAATCAAGTAGCATTATTAAATGAAAGGGAAAAAGATGATAACGGAGGATATGTTAAACGAAGAGAACCTAGAGATGATTTTGGAACTAACCCCTGTAGTGAGATTATACTTAGAAGCAGAGAGTTCTGCAACCTTAGTGAGTGCGTTGTCAGAAGACATGACGATGTTGAATCTCTTAAAAAGAAAGTCAGATCTGCAACAATCCTTGGCACTTTCCAATCCACTCTTACCAACTTTAGATACCTTACCAAAGAGTGGGAAAACAATTGTACTGAAGAAAGACTATTGGGTGTCTCGCTTACCGGCATATTAGACAACCCATTAACAAATGGTAAAAAGAAGGGACTAGAACCCCTGTTAGAAGAATTAAGAAAGGTTGCATATGAAACAAACAAAGAATGGGCAGACAAACTTGGAATTTCACGGGCAGCCGCAATCACTTGTGTCAAACCTAGTGGTACTGTTAGTCAGCTTGTTGATAGTGCTTCTGGTATTCATGCCCGGCATAATCCTTATTATATCAGAACTGTAAGAGCAGACAACAAAGACCCCCTCTGCAAAATGATGAAAAAGGCGAACTTTCCAAATGAACCAGATGTAACTAAACCAGACCACACAACTGTGTTCTCTTTTCCAATGGAAAGTCCCAAAGGAGCTGTTTGTCGGAAAGATATGACAGCGATTGAACAATTAGACCTTTGGACAAAATATCAAAAACATTGGTGTGAACATAAACCATCTATTACGGTTTCTGTTAAGGAGCCTGAATGGTTTGATGTTGGTGCATGGGTGTGGAACAATTTTGATTCGATTAGTGGTATTTCATTCTTGCCTTTTAGTGAACATACATATAGACAAGCGCCGTATCAAGATTGCACAAAAAAAGAATATGATGAATTGTTGGTCAAAATACCAAAGAAGGTAGATTGGACAACATTGTCTAATTATGAACAGCAAGATTATACGATAGCATCACAAGAACTTGCCTGTTCAGCAGAAGGTGGGTGTGAAATTGTAGACCTTTAATCGGAGAGACATGGAAGTTGAATTGGATGTAGACTGTAATAATTGTAATGCGAAATATACTATGATGTACGAAGCAGATGACATACGATCAAGACAAGAAGAACATGCATTTCATTGTGCTTTTTGTGGAATATTAATGGAACCATATTATGACGAATTTTTTGAAGAAGATTAAATTTGTCGCCGGAATTGATTATTCATTAACATCGCCCGCAGTATGTGTAGCAAAAATAATTGACAATGAGATAAAATTTGAAAATTGTAAGTTTCATTTTTTGAAACAAAACAAGTCGCATAAATCATTAGGTAAGATATTTGCATATGATTATCCAGAATATACGGATGATATTGATCGGTTTAGTAAACTTGCATCGTGGACTATTGAATGTATTCGATGGTTTGATGGCCGAGTAG